AGGCTTCATTAGTTCGATGTCTGTAATGATGGGTGGACGTGAGTATCCCCAATGGGTAGCTAGGCTTCCGACACCTTTTGCTACCATTTCTGTTGCTCTTGCATATGGACCGATTGTAGGTACATCTGTGAGTCGACCTGCAGCGTGAGCAATCGCTGAAGCAGGTGCTGAAATAATCCCCTTTCCATATTCATCTCCAGAGTTGAGGGCTCCGGATTGTGGGGTGTAATTTCGTGCTGTGAGGGTTGTCAGCGACGTTGGCATGGTTAGCACAACATCACTGGCCCAAGCATAAACCGTAACTGTGACTGGGTCATCGCCTTCGTTGGAATGTTGAAGTACTCCGAATGACTTGATCGTCATCTCACCCATATTATTTCTGTCTGTACCACTCAGGGATAAGTAGTTTTGGGGCCAGAAAAAGGGTAAGTCGAGCTGTCCTCCTGAATTATTGGTTGGATTCAGAAAGAAATGCGGTTTTTGGGACGCTCCGATTAAGTCCACATCTAAAAAATTGCGTTCTGTGGTTACTTCGTCGAAGCCATAATACGGATTATAAGAAACAAGAGCTCTGCCATAATGAAAGCCAGTACCAGATATGACCATCTTGACATGTAGTTTGCTTCTATAAAGTTCGAAATTAGCAATCTTCTCCGCGACTCTGGGGTCGTTGAGAAAGAGTTGCCATGGATTGAAACGTTCAAAGAGAGGTGAACTGACTGACCAGGTGTATTCTCCGATTCTCGTGGGACGAGAGAGAAAATTGCCTAGATCTGAATCGTTGTTGTTACTCAAATTCATTGTCGAGTCCATACCAGACCCAATGGTTGAAGTCCAACCAGGATCTTGTTCTTGAAAGTTCGTGATTTCTGATGTGAGGTTGGCAGTACCTTCCTCTTGAATGGTGCCTAAAGCACCGGATTGGGGTGTATATAATGATCGGTATTCAGAGACCGATCGCTCTTTATTATAAATTGTAAAATTCGTAATGCGATTTGTTGATAAAGGTCAGCTACATGCATTATTGCAACTGCCTATTTACATTTTGTTTGTGGGGCTAATAACCACTCCCGCTAAATAACGGGAAGCATGTTCGCTTCATTCTTGAAATGCCAAAGCAGTCCGCGCATTAGGAAATGTTGAACCTAATGTCTACGTCTGTAATCAATGACAGATTTCCCATTTTGGTTTCTCCTTAGAGTAACGATGACGTTGGGTAACGTCCCCGGGCAGTTTAAAGACGTACCGGTCGGATGTTTTCTACACCTTGATAGGTGCAGAATCAAGTAGATGAGCGTATTTTTCAGGGAATCTTGGTTCCCCAATCACCTCAACAATAGTGTATCCATACTCAGTGTAGGTAATACCGTACACGGTAAGATCAGGACGCACAATAGCCAGAACATTGGCATACTTGATTGCTTGGTTTACTACTTGTTTGGCATGGTGACTTGGTCTACCGATAACGCGCTTACATTCAATAGTAATTGCGATTTCGTTGTCCATATAAAGCAGGTCTCCCTTGCCAATATTATCCATAATAACAGTATATTCTAGGGCTGTAGGTTTCCCTAGATCCTTGATCACTCGATGAACGAGTTGATCTTCATGCGCAACAGCAGTGGGTATAATAATTTCACTGATGTCGCTCATATATGAACCAGTAATTGTACTGAATCCATACGAATCCGATTCTGTGTTAAGATAACTAAGTGTGTGTAGTCTTTCATAAATGAGATCAATTTTTGCTTCGGCGTTGAAGTCAGTGGCACAGCCCATAATAGCCTTCTTGAGGTCTAATAGTTCTGTGAAATTTTTGTTATCTAACTGTTTGACTTCAGCCCAAGTTTGACTGTTGAATCTCTTGCCAGCTTGTGGCTTATATTTTAACTTCC